TTGTCCATCGTCCGCTGTAATGCTTGAGCCATCAACTGGTAAGCCATCAGAATTATAAGGAGCAATATAGAATTTATCTACATCGTAACCAGACAACGGAACTTCTTCTTCTGCTTGCTGGATAATCTTTTCGTTGATATCCATATTCTTGTTCCATTGACACATATAATCTGCTAGTGTACCCTCATCCTCATCGTCGGCATTAACATATTTGTCTAAGATACCTTTGTACTCTTGAGAGCCAACTAATGGTACAGCTTTAACACGCCAGATATGTGGCATCCAGGTTTGTGAGAAACCTTCCGCTGCATAGTTAGCATCTTGTATAACATATAATCGTGGTAACCCTCTTGGAATTGACTCATCAAGTGGGTGATAATCTTTTAAGTTGGGAATTTCTAATACATCGCCATTCATTAATTTACGGCCGATATGATCGATCATGTCGTTGTAGTGAAAACTAATGTATAAAGTATCGCTTTGAATAAACAATCCAAACTGAGATAAGTTGAAATCTAAATCTTGTACGTTGTAAACACCACGCAATTGATAAACATCGGTATCGTATTCGCGATCTCTGTTTTCTAAAAGAAATACATCTTCGATGAATAATGGATTTGTTTCATCGTATGTCGGTTGCGTAGCATCCCCTTCACTTCCGTCATCAGGTTTTAATGCTGGCCCTAGATACTTGTGAATGAATATATCTAAGCCACCAACAGTATAACGTTCACGAACAATGTTATCAATATATTTGTAATCGCTGGTCTTATTTTGACGCCATAATGATAGTCTTGGCATATTAAAATTCCTAGTTAATGTATTTATCCACAATACACAAGTGGCGGAAACACTTAAAAAACAGTAAAAAATAAAACTGTATATAAATCAATAGGTTATAAAAGTGCTTTTTCTAATAAAATCAATGACTTAGCAAAAAGTAGTAGAAAAAACCTAAGAAATAGGTTGCTTTTGCGGCTACGATACTATATAATATATCTAATAACAGTTAAAGGAGCTAAAAATGGCCAGACGTGGTGCAAGACAAGCAATGACAACAGCAACAGGTGTTAAGGCATTAAAGGTATCAGCTGATGCAGCAAAATATACCGGATATGAGCCAGAATGGGTTGATGTTAAATTACCTGAAGATTTAGATGAACGTAGAGCATTGCTAGTTAAAACCTTTAATTGGTATAACTATCAGTTTAATTCCAAAGAAGCCCTTGCAATGATGATAGATTATCTTGCACATGAAAGCCGTAATACGGAAGCCAAACAGTTTAAGAAAGTTTCTAAGTTTCCGAATGCAGTTGTTTGGCTTGCTCGTATGTCAATGGTAGGATGGGAATTAAATGAAGAAGAACAAGCATCAATTGACCTTGCAGTCAATCAGGCACTCGAAGCAGTCCAGGCAGCTCGTGAAGAAGTTTCTGAAGAAGAGAAACCAAAAGCGAAAAAACCAAATGTTCAAGAAATCATGCGTGAACGTGCTGCAGAAGCTGGTGGCGAACTTGAAGGTCTTTTAGACGAGTACATTAAAGATGGTGCCAAAACAAAACACAATATTCAACCTATACACAAACTTAAGGCAGCAAATATTCTCCCGCAACATGTATCACCGATGGTGGAACACTGGAAAAACGTGGCTCAGGAATATACTGACGCCCATGCAGGCAAAGATGCGGATCTTGTTGAAGCCTACGGACATCTCTCAAAAGTTCAACTCCGTAACCTTGCTAAGTTTGCTGACCTGGTTGTTGCTGACCTTAATTCTTATGTAACATTTAAGAAAGCAAGTAAAGCACCTCGTAAGAAGAAACAGAAAACTCCGTTGCAGTTGGTACAGAAGCTCAAGTACATGAAAGAGTTTCCTGAGCTCAAACTTACAAGCGAAAAGCCTACAAAGATTATCGAAGCGAAAGAAATGTTCGCTTATAGCACAAAGAAACGTAAACTCCAATATTATGTTGCTGATGAACATGCTGGTAATGCATTAATGGTTAAGAACAATACCATTGTAGGGTTTGACCCAACTAAGTCAATACAAAAGACATTGCGTAAACCAGTTGATCAAATGAAAGAGTTTATGAAGTCTAGTAAACCTAATAGTCGTAAATTCTTTGCAAATATTAAAGCAGTTGAAACAAAGATGTCTGGGCGTTTTGCAGACGACATTGTTATTTTGAAGGTTTGGTAATGATTCGCAATATGATGATAGTTAATCGTGACGTGTTTAAAACTATTAGTCACGATGCCAAACTTAATATGAATCTTATTCTTATTGTTGATGATGATACCTTTGAAGTATATAAAGACAAATATACAGGCAAAGCAGGTAATCATTATCCAATAGATAGAATACAAGAATGCATCGGGAGATGGTAATGAAAACATTTATAATATATTTGCTAACTGCTAGTATAACGATTCTGATATATTACTTCCTGCTTGTTCCGATTGCAGAGGATCAAGCAGAAGAAAGAAAAAGTATAGTTGGGCGTTTTGAAAAGCTCGGCACAGAAACGCAGTATGATGGTGATGAATACACAGTAGGCTTAAATTTACGTGATCGTAAAACTGGTAAATGTTATTACTTGTTTGACAAGTTTCGCGGCGGTAGTTTAATTGAAGAACCTTGTCCGGAGGATTAAAATGGAAACAAACTTCAAAAAAGAAATTGGACGTTCGTTTTGGATGGGATATATTGTAGCATTCTCAACAGTACTGTTTATTCAAGGTTGGCATGGATTAGAAGGATATATTGAATATATTCAAAAAAATTGGGTTGATATTCATTGGAGTGTTTGGGTGGTAACATGGGTTGGTGCATTTTGGTATTATAGTAAGATACACGCAACAGCAGCAAAGAAACTAACTTGGTTGAAACTAAAAGGTGGAAATAATGAATAAAGCATGTCAATTACATATTAAAGGTATCCAGTGCGATAATCCAGAGTGCGACTATAAAGATTTAGAAGCAGAGTTTGATAACGACAAGTATCTAAACATGCCGTGTCCTAAGTGCGGAGCACCACTACTAACACAAGAAGACTATGATGCGGTTAATCAAATGATTGCAATGACTGAAATGGTTAGCGATATGTTTGATGGTGTTGATTTGTCAGAAGAAGCATCAGCAATGGTAAAACTTGAAATGAATGGAACAGGATCCATTCATGTTAGCGACATTGAAGTAATAGACGAGAAGCACTAATGAGATTTGGAAGACCAACAGGAAGTTATACTTGGTTTGCCTGGTATCCAGTCCGTTTAAGAAACGGACAATGGGCCTGGCTAGAGCATGTAACCATATATAAACAAGTAACCACAGGCGGACACTTTGAAGTAGGGTACGATGTAGACGATGAAAACTAAACGTATTGCTGTTTGGGTAGCCTGGACCCTATGTTTTCTTTATTTTGCTATAGTTCTATACGGCAAATATCATTATCTTTTGCCGTGGCATATTGAATAATATAATCATTAAATCAAATAAAAATCTGCTAAATAGAGTGTACAGGACGGAACACAATGGCAGATTTAGACACACTCAAAGAACAATTATTTAAGTATGTTGCCTTACGTTTAGGCGACGGGATCATTGATATCGAGCTTGATCCAGAGCATTATGAAATAGCATATGAAGAAGCAATAGGCACTTATAGACAACGTGCCCAGAACTCTACGGAAGAGTCATATGCGTTAATGACAATCCAAGAAAACACAGACACATATCAACTCCCGCAAGAAATTTCAACAGTAAGACAAGTATTCCGTAGAACAGTAGGCAATCACCAAGGCCCATATAGTTCTACATTTGATCCATTTAGTAGTGCAGCATTAAACGTTTATATGTTAAACTTTAACTATGCAGGTGGATTAGCAACGTATGAGATGTATTCTCAATATGTCGAACTTGCTGCAAGAATGTTTGGTGGGTTTATGAACTATAATTTTAACCCTGCTACTAAAAAACTTCAACTCATCCGTGACCCACGTGCAACCGGCGAAGAAATTCTTTTATGGACGTACAACGAAAAACCAGAAGTTCAATTATTGTCTGACCCATCAACATCACAGTGGATTAAAGATTATACATTTGCATCAGCTAAAGTTATCATTGGTGAGGCACGTGAAAAATTCTCTAACATTGCTGGACCACAAGGTGGTGGTTCATTGAATGGTGCCCAAATGAAAAATGAAGGGCAACAAGATAAAGAACGTTTAGTTGAAGATCTTAAAAACTATGTAGACGCTTCGCAACCTCTTTATTTCGTTATAGGTTAAAAACATGAAATCATCAGAATTTATAACAGAAACATTTAGTGATAGCGAAGTTAGATATTTCCCGGGCAGAAAAACATCTGGGTATTCAGAAAAAAGAAATAAAACAATCCCTAAAGATGATGCAGATTTAATGCGTCAAATTAAAAACTTTAATCCAACACAAGCGACTCCACAATGGAAAAAACGTGCCAGCGAAATGGAAAAGATTTTAGTATCTAAATATGGAAAGGATTGGCGTGAGAAGTATTAATGCGTTTATACGAGTTTGCACATCATGTTGAGTTTAAAATAAAGGAATTCCCGATGGGTGGATTTCGTATCTATGTACTCAGTGATGATATAAAAATTGATAAAGAAGCACTTCCGGAATTATATCAAAAGATTTTTAAATATCCAAATCAAATCGGTGTTATGGACCTTGGTGAACTAACATACGGGCAATTAAAAAGTTATCCTAATGTAGAAAATGTTTTCCTTGCAAAGGAAGTAAGACGACAAGGATTAGGTAAGATGCTTTACACTAAAGCATTGAACTACGCTAAAGAAAAGCTAGGTGCAAAAGGAATTGGATCTAATCCAGAACAACGTAATATAAATTCTGATGCGTTTTGGAAGAAGTATAAACAGGATCGTATTGGTAATTATGATATACGCTATGATGCTTTTGAAGGATTAAACGAAGATATGCCTCGTGACAAAATGGAGGTTGCTGTTGATATTTTAACTAAAGCATTTATTAGACGTGGTTCTAGTATTCATGCTTATGTCAAAGACGAAGGTAAAACTTCAATGACAGAACTTTGCGAAGCATTAGGCGATAAGTTTTTTAATAAGCTAGTTTCTTTTAAAGATATTGATTTGTTTAACAAATACGGTGTATTGTATAATAACTTTAATCCAAACGGTGGCACAGCTTTTAAATTAGAATCAGAAATGTCTGATTTAAATATGATGATGAAGAATCCAGAATACTATGCAAAAGAAAAAGCATGGAATTTTGAAGTAGTAAAGATGTCTCCGTATTCATATCAACTTGCATGTAAGTCGGGCTTTGGTAGTGACCACGATTTTCAACCTGAAGAAGATTTAGTTTGGGAATATGCATTAAAAACATTAGAAGGATCTAAAATGCCAGCACCTAGTATAATATGGACATTGCGTGATGGTGAAAAGACATTTAATCAAGAAGGTAGACATAGATCGTTTACAGCAGAATTATTAGGTATTAATTATATGCCGGTAATTATTAGTACAAGATGTTATCCAAATCCACACTTTCATCCAGAGGTTGCTGAGAAGTGTGAGAATTTTAAAGAAAGAGTTTTTAACAGATATAGAGGTTTAGCATGAGATCGTTAGATAGAATGTCGGATAAAGATGTAATACGTTGGTTAAACAAAACTGCAATTTCTCTTACATCGTATGCACACAAAGGCGGTTATCCGAACGCAGGCCGCGGGCAAGATTTACGTGATCGTTTCGACGATTTAAAGGATGAAGCCACCAAAAGAAAAATTTGGATACAATGGTGCAACTCTAGATCTTATTCCCCACAATGCGATGGCATTGACTTTTTTGCCTAAATCTTAGACAATCTAAAATTCCTTTGTTATAATATATCAATAATATAGATTATGGAGTAATTATGCCAGATTTAATGATTGATATCGAGACACTTGATGTCCAACCTACCGCTACAATTCTAACGATTGGTGCTCAAGCATTTGACCCGCTAAGTGAGGAATTTTACGACTCATTTTATGCTCGTATTAATATAGACAATCAAACTGATCGTACAGTAGATGATGGTACTGTTGACTGGTGGGGTAAGCAACCAGCAGCAGCCCAAGCAGAAGCATTTGGTGAAGAAGATAGAGTAGAACTCAAAGATGCATTAGAAGATTTGCATAAGTTAGCGTGGAATGCAAATCGTGTATGGGCAAATGGTATTGCATTTGATATGACTATTTTAGAAAATGCATATAAAAGTTTTGACATGCCATTGCCTTGGCAGTATTACAAAGTAATGGATGCTCGTACAATTTATAATATTGCTAATGCTGGCAGACTAGGTAATAGTCACCATGCTTTAGAAGATTGTGTCAATCAGGTTGTATTGCTACAGAAAGCATTTAATAAACTTGGTGTTAAAAGTCTCTAACAAGATTATCTCGTTTCCACGGTAACTCTTGTTGATCTATTTCGACTATACAATTTTGACAGACTGTTTTTAAATTAGTAAATGTGCAATTGTCTAAATTGCCGTCAACATGAAATACCTCCATTTGTTGTGGGTACTTTGCTCGGTACCCACATAAATCACAAGTCATTTTCTTTTTATAACCTTTTTGTTGCCAACGCGGCTTATAAGGTTTATGTCTTTTTGCATTACATTCTATACATTTAGATCTATAGTATGTTCTATCATTCTTTTTGTAATTTATAGCCCTAGGACGCTTATTACATTCGGTACATAGTGGTCTTTCCATAAAAATATTTAGTCTAGATATCAAAAGACGCGCCTTTGAAAGGTCGCTAAACCGTGGAATAAATAGGTTACCGCATAAATAGATGTATATATTAATTTAAAGATATAAGAATTTATAGGAGATATTTCAATGGCACTTGTAAGTCCAGGCGTCGA